GTTAGCTAAAACATCTCTATCTAAAGTTATCATATTTTGCCCTAGATGAAATTTACCAAAACATTTGGTTAAGTTTTGAAATCTAAATTCTGGTTTGTTTAATTTTTTGTTGGTATAATTTTTATATATCAATCTTACAAAACTATTATACATTTTATCTATTTCTAGTCTAGCTTCACTGAGTGATGATTCTTTTAACATGTTAATCCTTCCCTATTGATTTATTATATTTTTGTATCATATCTTTGCTTATTCGCAGATTTCCCTTATGTAAGAACATTCCGTCAATTTTATTCGGGGCACCCTCTAAAGTTTTTAAACCATTATTTGAACAGTCAAAATCTCCACCTACAATTAAAGGTCCACCAACTAATGACTGTAAATAATTATCGGAGCAATCAAAACCCTCATTTAATTCTTTGGGGCATCCCTCCAACGACCTCAATTCGGCATTTGAACAATTGAAGTATCCTCCAACTTCTTTAGGTGAATATTTTAATGACATTATGTCAGTATATCCACAACTAAAATTCCCACCAATTTTTGATGGAGCACCTTTTAATGATGTTAAATAGTTATCATAACATTTAAAGCTCCCACCTACTTCGATTGGGCAATTTTCTAATGTTTTAAGATTGGCGGATTGGCACATAAAATTTCCAGAAACATTATTGAAAGTGAATGGTATCAGTCCTATGTTTGTATGGTTAATATATACGTCCCAATCTACATCTATTTTAAAATCGTCCAATATTTTATATTTTCTAATTTCATGTTCTTTTAATTGTTGAATCATTTCTTTTTTGATTTGTTCTTGTGGTATACCTAAATCCATCCTTTTATTGTTCCAGTGTGTTGTATATAGTGGGATATCGTTTATGTTATATTTATCTAATTTTATGTCGGCATATTCACTTAAAAAGTTTAAAATTTCTTCGTTATTATTTATTGAAGCTATAGTTAGAAACGTACCCCATTTTTTCACCATCGAACCATCTTCTTCTACTTCATCGATGAGTATTTTTTGTCTCAACATATTCTTAGGTAAATATTTTAACATTTTTTTTATAATTTCAAGGTTCCCGTTTTGTTCTATCATATTGTATGGGATATTTGGCGACTTGGTTCTTTTGAAACGTTCAAACATCTTCTTTTGTTTGTAGTCATCATCTCCATCTATTTTGTTCCATTCGTCTAAGATTTCTTGGATAGTGGGTTCCAATTCGTCATTATCTTCGATGAATATACCAAGGTCATAAGAGATATTACTATTGTCTCTAAATTCGGGGTCCTCGTCACCTTCGTGAAATCCCATTTGGAATGAAGATTCAGTTGGGTCTTCTTTGTTGAAGAATATGTATAAATCATTTGTTGCCATGTATTTATTATAATAAAACATTGAACTAGATGATGCTGTACACCAGGTAGATTTACATTTTTGGAGACCGTACAATTTACTTGAACGATAAGTTAAAGGGACTAATACTTTCCATTCCTCATTTTCAAAGATTATGTCGATGTCGTTCGCTGAATCTGTCATCGTGGTCTTTTTTGTGCTGTTTATGTTGTTTTTTATGTATCTATCTATTTTCATCAAATCCGAGACTGATTTGATGGATTCGACTTTCCTGAAATTCTCAAATGGTGTATTCTTCAACTTCTTTGATTTGGTGACATTATATGTCGTATATGCATTGTAGATGTCCCGTAAGGTATCCTCAGAGGGTTCAAATTCATCATTCAACCATAAGTCTAGGGTCCACTTCGCTTTCGTGCCTACGTTGGATATATATTCCCCATTGAATTGAGTCTGGGGGATATTTTTCCATAGATAATCTTGGACTTTATCATATCCTAGGTCTTTTGCTATGTTTTTATCTTCAACTCGTTCAATATCCCCAGAAACAATTTTATAAAACGTTTCCAACGGAATCTTTTTTCCATAGACTTGTTTGTATAATTGTTCTCCTGTGGCTTCTATCAAAAATATATATGCTTTAAATGTCAACATGTTAACCCTTCCCTATTGATTTCTTATATTGTTATTTAGTTATTATGATATATTACTAAATAATAATATGAAGAAAAAGACGTGGTCTGAACATCTTGATTGTATATTTAAAATTCACGGTAACAAATATACTTATCCTAAAGATGTATTATTGGTAGATGGGGCTAGGACTAAAATTAAAATCAATTGCCCTATTCACGGAGAATTTATACAAACTATATATCATCATAAAAATGGTCAAGTTTGTCAAACTTGTAAAAAAATAGAAACTATTATTGGTAGTCCATCGAGGCAAATATACATATCCTGAAAATGTAGATTTATCACAATTAGGGGTTAGGACTAAAATTAAAATAGAATGTCCTATCCACGGAGAATTCCAACAAACTATAGATTCGCATAAACAAGGTTCTGGTTGTCCAAAATGTAGGTCAGATAAAAATAGTAATGTGTTCAAAAAAGATTGGTCTTATTTTTTAAACAAATTTGAACAAATTCACGGAGGCAAATATCATTATCCTGAAAATGTAGATTTAGTGAATGGTCAATATACTAAAATTAAAATACAATGCCCTATTCACGGAGAATATCAACAAACTATATATAATCACAGTAGGTCTGGTTGTGGTTCCTGTGGTGGTACAAAAAAGAAAACCTATGCTGAGGTATTGGAATCCTTCGAAAATGCTCACAAGGACACCTATCGTTATCCTAAAGATGTATTATTGGTAGATGGGGTATTCACTAAAATTAAAATAGAATGTCCTATACACGGGGAATTTGTACAAACTATAGATTCACATAAACAAGGTTCAGGTTGTCCAAAATGTAGGTCTTCTAAATTAGAAAAATTAGTTATGAAATACTTGGAATATCACAATATAGAATATAACCACGATTGCAAAATTGATAATTGTATTAATTTAGATAGTGGAATATCTTTAAGATTTGATTTTTATTTAATAGAATATAATATATTGATAGAATGTGACGGTTTACAACATTTTAAGCCTGTTTCTTTTTCTAGAGATCAGTCCAATATAACTAAATGTGCTAATTTTGTGAACCAGGTAAAATTGGATATGATTAAAGATGTTTTTTGTCGCGACCACGACTATAAATTATTAAGAATACCATATTGGGAAATTGATAATATAGACGACATATTGACCCAAACACTAAATACTATATGATAACAATTTTGTTGGAGGAGATATTATGACAAATAAAAAACAAGACCCTTTAGATAGTTTATTAGAAAATGCTAGAGACAGAGATAATAATCCAGATTATTCAAATAATACTAACGATTTGAGTTTTTCAGAAGAAGAAGTTGAAAAATTACGATTAGAAACTATGAATAAAATTGACGACCACGTTAAAAAAATGAAAAAACAAATGAAAAAAAATGATGGTCTAGCAAATTATGTACTTGAGAATAGATTAACCCTACTTGAACAAAGTAGGTATATGTTAAACCATTATATGACTACTATATTAACAACTCTTCATAGTAGCCCTAGGGCGTTTGAAATTTTAGCTAAAATGTTTGAGACTATCGCTACAATTAATAATAGCGTGTTGGACCATAAAGAAGATAAAGCTAGAACTAAAGATGATAATGATAGAAAACTAATCCAAAACACCTCAGAGTTAATAGGGGATATCGTTAAAACTAATCTCGATGAGGCTATGAAACAAAATTTGTTTAAAAATAAAGAAAAAAGTGGAATAAAAGTTCTAAAACAAAAAGCCGAGTAATTAATATTTAATAAAAAATAATATTTTCTTGACATTTCTCTAATGATATAATATAATATTACGTGTATTTGTTTATTTATGGAGAATTTATCATGCGTCGAACTAAAAAAACCCCAAAACACATAAGAGATGATATTATAAAAAGAATACTTCCACCAAATTCTGAATCTGTACCTATGTTAGCTGATGAGTATGGTATGGTTCAACAGACTATTTATGGATGGTTGCGTGATATGGATATTAATATTAGACTAATTGATGGTAATAAACATAGTTGGGAATCTTATAGAAAAGATATATTAAAAAGAATAATGCCCCCTAATAACGAGAAGCCAGCTAAAGTATCCAGAGACACTGGGGTACCAAGTGCTGTGATTTATTATTGGAGGAAAGTTCAAAAGTCCAATAACGAAAAAGGTAACTCTCACCAACAAAATGTTCCTAAAAGTAAATATTCCGATGAATTTAAAATGATTGCAATTAAAAGGGTATTGTTTGGTGGTGAAAGTGTAAGCTTTGTTTCTATGGATATTGGTGTTAGTTCTTATGCTGTCGGGAGTTGGGTTAAAAAACATCTGAAAGCAAATAAACATTTAAAATTAACAACTAATAACAGTGGATACGATTTAGAGTTTAAAATTTGGACGGTTAGGAGAATATTAGATGGTGAATCAGTATCTTCGGTATCAGTAGATACTACTGTAAGTAAAAGCGGTATTCGAAAGTGGATAGTGAAATATAAAGAAGATATGCTCAATGGTAAATATGATAATATTGAATTAGTAAAAAAAAATATTATTAAAAATAGGAAACGAAAAAGAGGCAATAGTTATTTCAAATATTTAAAAAATACAAGCATAAAAAGAAGATTGAATGGGGAGTCGATTACCACGATATCTAGAGATGTTGGGATAAGTGAAAGTTGTCTTAGAAATTGGATGAATACTTATAATCATGAAAAAGGCACAAGCGTTTATCCCTACGTTAAATATTCTGATGAATTTAAATCTAAAACTATAGATAGGGTTTTTAATGGAGAAAGTGTATCGGTAGTGTCTAGAGATGTTGGGGCTTCGACTTATGCCATTAGAGAATGGATTAATAAATATAAATTAAATAACCCAAAATTGAAGGTGGTTGTAGGTAAAATTAAGTACACCGACGAATTTAAATCTAAAATGATATATAATGTCTTAGCTGGAAACAGTATAGTATCAACATCTAGAGATTATAATGTGCCTGTTCGTACTATTCAAAGATGGTTAACTATATATAGAAATAAAGATAACGAGTCGAGATATGTAACCCCAAATAGTGGAACGGGAATGAAAAGGAGTAAAGGTAAAAAAAAATATTCTGATGAGTTGAAACTAGAGGTGTCGAAAAGGGTAGTAGATGATTCCGAAAACGTGATAAATGTATCTAAAGATGTTAAAATTAATGCTACGACTATTTATAGGTGGGCGAGGGATTATAGACAAGGGAAGTTAAGAGATGACCCTATCCAAAATACAATATTTTTTCAATTTTATCAAAATCTTTATGATTTATTCTTATTAGGGTTAAACCGTTTTTGATTGCAAAATTAGTTTTTATATCATCTCGGATCATTAAATCTATGAAATTTTGATTCCGCTCAGATAATGTCGAACCTCTATTGAATGCGTGGGGCTCGTCGTGTTGTTTACCATCATATTCTATTAATATATTTTTCTCCTGGATATAGAAATCAAAAGGTAACAAATTTTTATACTTACAATCTTTAAATCTATATTGTGTTTCAAAATTGATATTTTGTTCTTCGAGTATCCTTATTATTTCTAATTCACCTTTAGATGCTATACAATATGGACATCTATGTCCACTTAAAAAATTATTTGGTCTAGTTTCATATGTTAGACCGCAAAAATTATTTGGTCTAGTTTCATATGTTAGACCGCAAATTAAATGTTTTATTTTTATTTTAACTCTAGAGTGTGTATATTCCCCGATAACAATATATTCCCCATTGGTTAAATTTAATACTTTTTGTTTGAATTGTTCAGTGTTTTTACCATAACATAGAGGACATCTATTGTATCCATTTAAAAAAGTATCGGGTATTGTAGAATATATTGTGCCACATTTAATATGTCTAATTTCTATTTTTGCTTTAGATAGGGTATAATCACCTATAACCTCATAATCTGGAGCGATAGATGATACTTCTTGTTTAAATTGTTCTGTGGTCTTTTTGGGTTTATTCTTCTTACATTTAGGACATCTACTATTTTTATTAATAAAATTATCGGGGGTGGGTTTAAATATTGTACCACATTTGATATGTTTTATTTCTATTTTAGTTTTAGCGTTAAAGTATTCACCAGTAACGATGTATTCACCGTTACTTATATCGAACACTTCTTGTTTGAATTGTTCTGTTGTTTTTTTGGATTTCAAATTTTACTCAATAATATATTTTCAATGTTGTCAAATTCAGTATAATTTATTCTTATTAGTTTGATATTATTATTTAGTGCAAAATTAGTTTTTATATCATCTCGGATCATTAAATCTATGAAATTTTGATTCATTATTTTTTGAGATGTTTTTGACCCGAATGAAAAAGGCTTATTGTGCTGAGACCCGTCGTATTCTATTAGTATATTTTTATCCTTGAGATAAAAGTCAAATGGTAAGGGTTTAATGTTTTTACAATCACTAAATCTATATTGAGACTCAAAATCTATATTGTTATTTTTTAATATTTCCATTATTAATTTTTCACCTTTAGATGTTTTGCAATATGGACATCTTGTACCCGTTAAAAAATGACTCGATCTCACTTCAAAAATAGAATCACATTTGGTATGTTTTACCTTTATTTTAGAATGTGATGTTGTATATTCATTTAATAATATATACTCCCCCTTTGATATTTTATCAAATTCTTGTTTGAATTGTTCTGTGGTCTTTTTAGCGGTCTTAGAACAAAATGGGCACCTGTTCCCATTTTGAAAATTGATAGGAGTAGTTTGGAATGATCCACCGCAGGTTGTGTGTTTTAATGTTATTTTTGTTTTATTATTCACATATTCGTCTAACATTAAATATTCGTCTCCAACAATTGTATATAATTCATTTTTGAAGGATTCTGTGGTTTTTTTATTGGTACCATAACATTTTGGGCATCTTCTACCTCTAGTGAAACTAGCAGGCAACATATTAAACGCGTGACCACATTTAATATGTTTTAATTTGATTTTAATTTTAGAGTTTATATATTCACCAATAACGATATATTCACCGTTACTCATATTGAATACTTCTTGTTTGAATTGTTCAGTGGTCTTTTTGGGTTTCAAATTGAACTCTATTCAGGTGGTGGTGGCATACTTCCACCTAATCCTCCACCGCCCATATCTCCACCA